CTTCGCGAACGGCGCGCGCAGCTCCTTCAGGTATTGGCTGCCGCCCGCGCCGCTGAAGGCTGGCGTCTCGCCCGCGCCCTCGCCCGATCCCGGTCCGACGTCGCTGCCGTTCGGCCTGATCCTGACGCGACTGCTGCCGCCTGGGCCGCGGACCCCCGCGGCGCGCGCAGCACCGCTGAGGATCGAGCGGCCAGCATCGGCGCCGTCGCCGCCCTGCGGAAACCAAAGGCTGCCGCGCCCGCCGCCGGCGCCGGTGTAGGCGTCGCCGCCGGACACCGCTGGACCGTAAGCGCCGCCCCCGGCGCTCCGCGGCCCGAGGCCGCCGCCGAACAAGCCGAGCGCGCCGCCGCCGGGCAGAACGATGTTGCTCTGAAGGTAATCGTTGAGCCGCTTCATCTCTTCGGCGAGCCGCTTCGTCTCTTGCGGCAGATCGGTCGCGCCTGTGCCGCGGACGTCCTCGATGTTGGTCGAGTAGCGCCCGCCGGTCGCCAGCATCTTGTCTTCCAGGCTGCCGGGCTCAAAGAAGCCCAGCGGCTTGCCCGCCGCGCCGGTCGAGCCGGGCTTCGCGGGCGATCCGCGCGGGAGCGCCGGATGCACTTCCGGCGGCGTCAACGTCGAGGGCGGTCGCGGGACGGGAGGCTCGTAGGGATGGCCGTATCTGGACGGGACCGTCGGATGCGTTTTGTAGTAGTCCTTCAAATACTCATCGTAGGTCGGCGGTCCGAATGTGACGCGCCCCTGCGGATCGAGTTCGTTCATCTTGTCCGCGATCCATTGCAGGCTCGCTTTGACCGGGTTCAACCCGAGGAACCATGACACCGTCGCGCTGGTGACGTGCTCGGTGCTCGTTTTGATCTCGCCCAGCAATGTGTTGTAGGCCTTGACTTGATCGATGTATTTTTGTTCGCGATCGATGTCCTCTTGCGTGGTGCGCGGAATCGGCTTGTCGAGGAATTGCAGGTATCTGACGTTGAAGAAACGATAGAGCTGCTCCTGCGCTGCTGCTGCGCGCTGATTGATTTCTGCGTCTGTCGCGACCAGCCGCCCGGCGTCGCGCTGGGCCCTCAATCTCTTCTGCGCGTTCTCTTCGGCGAGGCGGCCGTATTCGCGCAGCGTATTCAATTGACCGGTGACGTCGCCGGTCTTTTGCAGCTCGGCGAGCGCTTGCTGCATTCCTCTGATCTGATTGCGGTCGAGAATGCCCGACAGCGCCGCCTGCCGCGTTTGACTGAAGGTCCGCGTCAGATCGGCCATCGCGTGCGACATGGCGACGAAGTCTTCCCGGCCCTCGTCCATCGAATGGCCAGCGTCGATGTAGGCCTCGCCGACTTTCTTGATCTCGGCGGCGTGCTGCCCGGTGATGGTCTGCAGATCGGAAAGTTTGGTCGTCTCGGTGAGGAACTCCGAAAATTTGGCCTTGGCGTCGGAGATAGTCCTGGCGACCTCGCCGATGGCGACGCCGGCGCCGACCGCTCCGGCGCCGAAGCCGATCATCGCCGTCATGCTGCCCTGGACGCCGCGAGCGAATTCCGGCAGCAGAGTTTTGCCCGCCCGGTCGACCGTCTCGAGCCACGGCTTGAATCCGCGCTCGTGCATCTCCTGCACTTGGCGCGTCGTCCGCCGCATGTTGTCGGCGGTCTGCCCCTGGCCGATCTCCTGCATTTGCGTCTGGAGCTGCTTGAGCCCCTGCGACGCGTTGTCGACCAGCGTGACGGTTAATCTTAGCTCCTCGCTTTCAGGCATCGTCTTCGGCCTGTCGTTCGATCTCTTGCGTCATCTGATGCGTCCGCAGGATGTGTCGCTGAATGTCAGAGATCGGCATGGCGAGGAAATGCTCGGGCGATTGGTGATACCATCGCGCGAGCCAATAGCAGTCGAGGACGATGCGGTCGGCGGGATTCTCGTCAATCAGTCCTCCTCCCAGGAGGGAAGAAAAAAACGGTAGAGCTTGAACGCGACCGTGTACCAATCGCGCGAGTCCATCGTCTGAAGCAGCGGCGTCAGGATGCCGGTGAGGCGTCCCATCATGGCGCCCATCTTGCGCTCGTCGATGATGAACATTCCGCCGCCGCCGATCTGGACCGGCGCGCCGACCGTCTCGATGTCGAGCGCGGTCGGCTGCCGCAGCCGCAGCTCGCGTATCTCGTCGGGCTTGCTCGGATCGATGATGCCCTTGTGCTTGAGCTTGATGACGAGCGGCCAGGCCTCGACGGGCGCGGGCGCTGGGGCGGGAGCCGGCGTCGCGGCGACGGGAGCCGGATCGGGCTGGAAGCCCTCGCGCAGCGGGGGCGATTTGAGAGGAGCTGATGCCATGCGCTTAACCCGGCCCCGCGAGGTTCATCTCGGTGCAGTTGACGCCCTCCCAGCGGACGCGGACCTGACCGTCGCGGGTGTTGGCGTCGAGGCCGCCTTTGCAGGCCGCCTGACCGAGCGTGTACTGCTTGCCGTTGGCGAGCTGGGCGACGACGGTGACGTCGACCTGCGCCAGGAGATCGGCGAGGTTCAAGTTCGGCACCGTCGAGATGTCGCCCTCGATGTAGGGCACGCGCGGCAGCTCCTGATAGCCGTGCACGCCGTCCTGGCCGGCGATCATCGTGCGCTCGACGGAGCTGGGCGAGACCGTGAAGTTCCCGCGCAGCGCCATCTGATTGCCGTCGACAATAAGCAACGCGATCCCAGCGAAGCGCTGAGCCATGGCAGCCTCCTAGATTTTCAGGGACGGAAGAGAGATCAGCCGACGGCTGGCAGGACGCCGGTGACGCCGACCGGGCTCGGCGCCGTGATCAGCGTGTCGATGCCGCGGTCGTACTGGAGTCGGAATTGCGCCAGCACCGCGAAGATGCGGAGCTGATTGATGAGGTCGGGCGGATACAGGACGTTGACCCGGTTCGGGTCGTTGGGGTCCCGCTCGACCAGCAGGTGGTCGACGAATTGCGTCGTGTTCTCCACGAGGCCGTTGAACTGATCAACAACATATTGCGCGATCAGCTCGGCCTTGATGATGCCGGGCGTGACGATCGCCTGGCCGGGACCGAAGCGCGTCCCGTCGTCGGCGAGCTTGCAGCGTCCGTATTTGGTCGTGATGACGGCGCGCTGATTGCGCAGGACCTTCGCCAACGTCGCGAGCGTCGTCACCAGCTCGTAGGCGTCGTCCGGCAGCCCATAGAGGTTGAGCTGGTAGGTCGTCGTTTCACGGGCGATCATCGGCTGATTGTCTGACCCGGCTTTCTGGATCGCGATCCCGGCCTCGGCGAGCGCGTTCAGCTCGATGAAATCGAACCGGCTTTGCAGCGGCGCGGTCTTGATCTGATTGAGCGAGAGCGTCTGCAACGGCCGCGCCGGATCGTTGGTCAAGGCGCGCTGCGCCTTCGCCACGTAGGCCGCGGTCCATTCGAAGGTCGGCGACGGGCTCGCCATCTCGACCCCCATGATCGACATGACGCCCGAATTCTGCGTGTGCCCGAAGGTGATCAGATCGGAATAGAGCCCGCGCTTCGCGCTGAAGACATGGCCGAAGAGCTGACGCTGCCAGCCCCAGCGCCCGGTGTCGGTGAAGCCGTATTCCTGCTCCCAGGCCAGCAGCGACGTGCTGTCGGTGTAGGGCATCGCAACATATTCAAAGGGCTGATCACCGATGTTGGTGATCGGCGCCGTCTGATCCGGCGTGCCCGCGCCGCCGGTCAGCATGCCGGTCGGAGGCAATGTGAGCTTCAGCCCTGCGGGGAGGATTTCGCCGCCGATCGTCCCGTAATAATTGACGCCGACGGTGATCTCGTTGCCCATGATCCCTTTCCACAAGCAGGTCAGGGTCACGGTCGCGGTCGCTGCGACGGCGGTCACCGGCAGATCGAACGCCGCGTTGATCGCCGCCGCTATATTGGTGGCGATGATCGTCGGCGTATCGGTGGCTCCAACTCCGACCGGGATATGATCGCCCGCGATGTAGAGGTCGATGGTTCCTGCCGCGCTCGGCCCTGTCGTCACCGTGATCGTTCCGGTCGCCGCCGTCCCGCCGGTGGTCGGCTCGGGCTCGCCCAGGCCCCAAACTTCGTTGGCGAAGTTCGAGGCGAAGTAGGCGCGGAACATGCGCGAGAGCATCGAGCCCTGGCCGAAGGCGAGATCGGCCTGCGCCTGCGAGCCGATGGCGATCGGCGTGTTCGGCGGCGCCTGCGCCAAGGTCGGGCCGAGCATCGTTCCAACGAGCAACGCGCGCAGGCCGAGATTCGGTAGGCCCGCCATGCTCGGATCAACTTCAACCCAATATAACGGGACTTTTGTGTCGCCGGGGATTTGAGAGAACGAGATGGGCATGGAAGCCTCCGCTTAGGTTTCAAGAAGCCGAGGAGGACGAGCGACGATGCGAGGCGGAATGTTGTTGCTGCGGCGGCGCGCCGTTGCCTTCGATCGACACCGCTCCCTCGGCGATGCGCCGATTGGTGAATTTGTCAAGCGGCCATTCAGCCGAGCCGCTCTCCGGGAAGCTGACGCCGCTCGGATGCTTGAGGAACAAGCGCAGATCATCGTCCCTCGGGACGACGCGCACGCGCTGCGCTTGGGGCATAGTCCTTGCGAGCAGCTCTTTTCGCTTGTTGATCATCTTGAGGCGCAGTTCTTGAGGTTCGTTGCTTTCGTCGGCCATGTGCCGTCTCCATCGTTGATGGCGTGAATTCGTATTCGACGATGATGCGCTGGACCTCGCTCGCGTCCGGGACGGTGCCGTCGTCGGCCATCGGCACGACTTCTTCGTGGATGCGCAGCAGATCGGGGAAGTTGCCCGGGTACCATTCGGTCCGGTAGCGAAGCGTCGCGATGTACTCCAGCTCGCCGATTGCTTGTTGGTTGGCCCCGATCGAATCCCAGACGTGCCTGCGGACGCCGCGAGCGACGCCTTCCAT